CAGCATCGTGTAAATTCCGATGTTTGGTTATTGTTTTTGTCGTTGCGATTCACGGAGAATCTAGGCGAGTGTTAGGCGCCACTATAAAAGGCCTTTTGCCCAAAAGGCAATTTGAGTTTTGTGCGTTGTACTTAACAACGTGAACCCTGAAGTTCGGGTAATTCAGAACTCGCATTTCCCATCAGCCAATGCGTATTCGGGCTGGGAGCTGGTAGCTAATTTTACCAGGAACGTTTATGTGGAAGAAATGACATCTATATATGCTTATAACGATACTTGGCCTCTTTATATCACTGTCACTAAGTAACCATAATTCTGTTTAAATTTAGTCAATTTTATACTTTACATTTCATCATGGAATTTAACAAAAACACAAACTGTATTTCTGGCGTAACGAACCAGGACGCTGCTCGTGAGAGCAACAACCGTATTGCTGGCGAAGGAGATTTCTCCTTGAATCAATCCATGATTGAAATGTTGAGTGTACGAGAAGTCGCACGAGGCCACTTCTCTGAGAATAATTGTAATTTATTGTGTTGTAGTATTTGTGATGTCTGTGTTTTGAATGGTATTAGGTGTAGTGATGGGACTAGTCGCAGTGATTATTACTACGATTCAGTCATCCCTAGAGTTTTGTGCAATCCTCGTAGTGTATCACCTGTCTCTAGCTTGTTAACTATGTCCAATGTTTTTAGATTTGATTTGCCCTGTAGAGGTAGTTGTTCACCTTGTACTATTAGGACGAGGTTCTCCATCTTGGGGGAAACTTGTCAGTGTAATAACTATTGGGCTGTTAGACCTAGTCAAAAGCAAAAGGAGGTTGCTCCAAGTTATCCGTCCCGTTATGAGAATCTTGTTTTGGCAAAGTATGGTGGTCGTAGTAAGGCACGCGCGCGATTTCGTCGCAAGTGCATGCGTGGCCGATTTGATTTTGTCGCTGTCCTCTCTCAGCTGTCTCAGCGGTTCGGTGATTTAGATCAAGGCTCGCGGAGTCTCCTTTTCCTTACTGCTTGTGATTATCGCCTTTTTGATCGTACTTCCGGTCCTGAGTTTCATGTTAGCTTACCTCGTTATCATGTATACTTACAGGGACCGGATTTGGATATGTCTGGTGACAACTCCTCTGTCGCCTCCAGCGCCTCCAGCATGAAATTCACTTCTGTCTCTGATGATATTGATAGTTATGATACGTTTTTGTTAGGTACAGACTTCCTTCTTAGTGAGCAGTTTGGCGAGCTCCCTTGGTCTGAACGCTCACGGCACATCAAGAGTATCATCCGTACTTTCCCCAGCCTTCTTAGGGGACAACACATTGAGATTGGTGATGACCGGTATGTTATTTCTAATGGCCCTAAGCGTAGAGTGTTGTTTGATTTAAACAACCCTCCTACTCTTTATCGTAACCTCTTTTCATCAGATGAGGATTATGCTAATCACTCACAGGAATCTTATCGTTTGTCGATGTTCTTTATTCACATCTCGGAGAAACTTGACCCCTTCCCCAAGGATCATGTTGGGAAGTTAGTTTCTACTGTTGAGAGTTCACCCTTTGAGTTTAAATTCCCAAGGGTTCCAAGAATGGTTATGGAAAAGATACGTGAGTTTGCTGGTGTTCTCCAAGCAGGTGAACAGTGGTTTCTTTCAGCTCTTCTTTTTGTTGACTCACTTTATACAGCTACGGGTCTGCGCCAGGTTGTCAATGCGGTCAGCTCGTTCATGCTCAGTATTGGCGTCTTGGCACCCATGGTTAGAGATCTTTTGGATGATATAATTTCTGCTTGTGAGGATTATGTTGAGGTTCAATCATCTGAGGATGGGGGCTTTTGGAAGTCCCTTTTTGAATTCATTAAGAGTTCTTCTTTGGGTTCTATGGGCCGTGGCTTGTGGACGCGGTTTACCTCTCTTTTTGGCTCTATGGCTGTTTTGGCCGTTTTCACGGGAGGCCTCAAATTGATTGCTCCCGCTTGGGTCTTAGAGCGAGTTGATGAGTTATCACCAGCACTTGGTGATCCTTTGGCCCTCTTTTCAGATGTGGCGACGCTTATTTCTGAATCGCTTTCTGCTTGTTTTAACTGGATTTTGGGTCGGAAGCACAAATGGTTTTCCGGTTCGCCGTACATTAAGTATTTCACCGAGGCTGATGAGCTCTTAGGACAAGAGCTCGTTCGTAACTCTATGTCAGTCGACCCTGTTACTAAGAGAGCGAAAGCGCGCGATTTTGTAGATGACTTGCGCAGAGTTCACCAACAAGGTTCCATCTTATCTGTTACCATGGCTGATACTTCGCGCGGGCCTTCTATACTCGTTAAACAGGGTAAGCTGAAGGCCATGCTTGGTTTGGTTGAGAATATGTTGTCCAATCAAAAAGTCGTTGAACGACCTTATGTTCTCGCGATCTCTGGTCCTCCTTCTGGTGGTAAGTCCACTTTTGGTAAAGCCTTCAGAGATCTAGCTTGTGATGCTTACGGACTTTTTGCCGATGGCGAGCCAAAGGATTCTCAGCCGCTCACTTGGACACCCGGTCATTCAAAACACTGTGATGGTTTTAACAACAAACCTGCCGTTGACTTTGATGACTTTGCTGCTCTTGGTGCTAAGAATGAGATTACTCAGGAGGAATTTCTACGCCTCCTCCGATTTGCTAGTAATTTTTCGACTGTTTTGCCAGCGGCCGAGATTGAGAACAAGGCACGTTTTTTCTCATCTGTTAAAATTGTCACAATAACTTCAAACGCTGAGGAGTTTGGCTTCGAGGGCTACCCTAACCCAGGGGCTCTCGCTAGGCGCGTCACCACTTATGTGCGCCTTAAGGTGAAACCTCAGTATGCCAAGGATGGTAGTGACACTGAAGTTGATCCCGCTAAAGTCCCCCCGTCTGAGAGGATGAATGTTTGGACGTTTGAGTTGTGGCGTTACAAGTCTATCAATCGCCACCCCTTTTGTGAAGTCAAAGGGGATATTATCTTGCGTTCTTCTAATACTGCCGAGGTCATGCGTTGGCTTCGCGCTGATATCAAGAGGCACCGCGATTTTGAGTTGTCGCAGGTTCAGATGTTCACTAGAAATAGTGATGAAGTTTATTGCTCGGCTGGTGAGACCTGGATTAGTCATTCGGCTCCTTGCTGTCTAGACTGTAATTTTAGTCTCCCTGTTGTGGTTCAGTCAGCCATCCCTGACCCTCCTCAGACTCCCGGGATTGCTCCATTGATTTTACCTTGGTCCTGGGCTCCTTCGTTTAGGATCTCCTTCATGTCCTCTTATACGGCGGCTGCCTATCGTGCCTTCGGCAAGTTTTTTCCTACCCCCATTTCTTACGACGCGAACCTAGTGGATAGGCTCTGGATAGATAGTCTTAGACATCGTAATTGGAAAGATTTTTTGGCCGGATTCGTTGGATTGTGGAGTGAACATTTGGTACCAGTTTGTTGTACGCTAGCCTCCTTTTATGCTCTCGGAGTTTATGGGCTTCTGGCCACGCCACTTGGACTGTTCTTTAAGGTCCTTTTTTCTGGTAACAAAAAAGTTCCCGGTACGGAGCATTATCTCACAATGGGGGACTATCGTACGGCCCTTTTGCTCGTTTGGACACAATGTTGCTTTACTGATGCTGTTTGGCTTTCGCTGGCTCTTGCCACAATGGACGAGTTGACTTACGTTGAGGTTTTGAACTATGTTGCTCGCTCACCGGGTTATGCTAGATTGCGTGCCATCAATGTTGCCCTTGTTGTGGGCGTGGTGGGTGCTTCAGTTGCTCTCTTTGGCTCGTGGTACCGTTCACGCCCCAAAGACGTTGTCCCTCAGTCCATTATTCCTAGTGTTTCTGAGAATCCGTGGCAGAATCGTCTAATGGTTTATGTGCCCACTTCCACCTCAGCAGTTTTAACCGTCCCGACGTCCACCTCCAGTACGTTCCTTAGTTCCAGGGTCGTTGTCCTCCAGTTCGATTACGCTAAAACCGATTACACAAACGCTTTTATTGTAAGTGGGGAAGTTGTGCTTTTACCCACTCACTGTGTGGCGCCTAGTTTTCCTGCTACTTGTAAAGTTTACCGAACTTCACGACGCGGTGTCCGATTTGAGCCCGACACATATGTTGTTTACAGGGAGAATGTTGTCGACTTAGGCAACGAGAACTCCCTTGTACGATTGTGTGGTTTACTTGGTGCAGCGAATCACGGGGATGTTACTTCGTTGTTTCGCTCCCAAGATGCTATGACCTTCTCTCACAAAGTAAAGCTTATTACGCGTACACCCACGGAACCCCATATTATCACTGACATAGGCGACTATATGCCAGGTGCTGGTTCTTACTCGCGCCAGGGTGTTCTTCACACCGTTCATGGTGGTTCTTCAGTGGGCCCCGTCAACACTGTTAAAGGTATGTGTGGTGGGGTCGTTTACTGTGAAGAGCCTTCACTCAGGATTATGGGGGTCCACTGGGGACAGTCCTCGGTGGGTCTACGTGCCGTTTCAACACGTTTGAGTGCCCAAGACTTGCATGCCGGTTTGGATCGTCTGCGCTCTCAACAAGTCGTACATATGTGTCCCAATGTTCCCCTAGATTTTCCCCAGACTATGGCTATTGAGAACGTGGAGCTGCAAGGCACACCACATCCACTTTCTGCCTTTGTTGATGACACTCTCAATGTTGATTTTCTCTTTACTCAACGTGCCGGGTCCTCGCGCCCTGGCTCCGATTTTGCCTTAACGACTATGGGTCCCAAGTTTCGCCAGTTCACTTCTAGGTATGGTGCCGAGATGGCGGCCCCCGTTATGAGTCCTTGCATTATAGATGGACTTAAGGTTGATCCGGGCCTTAATTTTCTCAAGGACATCAGAAATCAAGAGCCTTTCGATCAACGTTGGGTTGTAACTTGCGTAGATGACCTCCTTAGTCTCGTTGACTTCAGTAGATTATCGAATCAGATGTCACCATTGACTGATTTTGAAACATTGAACGGAACCTCAGGCAGAGGCGGTCTGGTGAAGCTCAACCTTCAGACTTCTATGGGCGGTCATGGACGTGGTAAGAAGCATTTATTTTTTGACCAGCGTAGTGATGGAGTCATTTTGCCCCATGATAAGTTACGCAAGACGTGGAAGCAAATGGAGGTAGACGTTAGCTCAGGGCGTCCCCCCAAGAATTTCTTCCAAGTCGTGTTTAAGGACGAACCCATTTCCGTTGAGAAAGCCAAGATTGGTCGCACTAGAGTCATTCAGGTAGCCACTTGCGAGTTCACCTTGTGTGTTCGTAAGTTTTGCGCTTTGCCTGTCATGAAGGCCCTTGCCACCATGCCTGAGTGTGCTGTTGGTATTAATTGCTATTCCATGGAAGGCACAGCCTGGATTGCTCGGATTGATCGTGGTTCCAACTCTCTTTTTAATTTTAAAGACACTGATATCGAGCGTATGGATCGTAGTTTTTTGACCAAAACTTACAAGGTTGTTTTCACGTTTATGATGTCATTGTTTAAGAGACTCGGGTACACCTCGACTGAGCAGCTAGCGTGTTCCACCTTACTTTCATCGATTGAGGATGCTTTGTTTTGCTTTCGTGGCACTTTCTTCTACGCCAAGAGCCTCCATGCTTCTGGTCATCCTCTCACTGTTTTAGTCAACACTATTGTCACGATACATCTAATGGTCGAATGGTATAAGTCTGTTAAAGGCAGCTTTTCAGCTTCGGAATTCAGAAGAGATGTTGTTCTTTCTGCTTACGGGGATGACGAGGCTGATTGTAGCCTTAAGGCCCTTTCTTTTGAATCTAGAGTTTTATCTTTTGCTAAATCTGGTTTCAAGGCCACGCCCGGCAGGAAGGGTTCTGATACTGGTGAATGCTCGGAGCTCAGGGAGATTTCCTTTCTCAAGCGATACCCCGTGTTCAACAAGCAGCTTGGAGTTTGGGTTATGGCTCTGTCAAAGAAGAGTCTCTCCAAGACGTTGACTTATAAGATGACGTCTAAGATTCTTTCTGCTGAAGATCAGGAGCGTCAGATGCTGGAGAGCGTCTTGTGGGAAGCTTGGTTGCATGATGATGGTTCTTTTGAGGAGATCCTGACTTCAGTTGATCCTTTTTCCCGGGGTATGTTGCGCATCCCGACTGTTGAATCAGTCAAAGAGCGCATGGTTACTGGTTTGTTACCCTACATTTCCCCGGAAGATCTCGGGGAGTGTGAGTTGCAAGCCTACATGTTATCACCGTGCACGGTGCCTTTTGTCTCTGGGATTGAGAGACTACACTTGGTTGATCGCTGTTACACAAGCACAAATTTGCCGCATCGTAGTAGTGCGCAGTGCGATCAAGTGTTGGTACCCTCTTCGGGGGGATGGGGTATTTACCCCTGCTCAGAGCCGAGCAACGATGTGGTGGAGCCACAGGGTCCTAGAGTAGACCCTGTAGGCGTTAAACAACGCTCTACCGAAAATACAAATTTACAGTCGCAAGGGTCGACTATAATGCCCTTAACTTCTTCAACTTTGTTGTCTTCAGGACCGTTGGTCTCACAACCGACGAGCGTGTTGGGGGCTTCTGATTTTTCCGAAGTCCAAAACGTAAAGTTCTTAGAGACCGTTCCAGCGTCGACGGCTCTGAGTGGATCTTCGACGCTAGTGTCAGATTCTCTCATGTCACCGCCCACGAGCGACTTGAACAACTTTCTGAGCCGCCCAATTCTAATCTCGACCTTCAACTGGTCCGGCGCTGGCCTCAATACTACGTTCGATCCGTGGGCTCTTTATTTCGCAAATACTTTTGTTGCTGGTCTGCTTAAGAACTACCTTGGGGTCAGGGCCACACTGAAATTAAGATTTGAGCTCAACGGCACTAAGATGCATTATGGCAGACAAATGTTTGCCTATTGTCCTTACCCCAATCTTTTCGTTAATCGTTTTGCTGTGGGTTACAATTACCCTCAGGTCATCTACCTGCCGTTGACGACCTTGACTCAGTTGGATCATGTTCAACTAGACCCATCGTGCAACGAGACACAGGAGCTGTCAATTCCTTTTCATGGGCAGTCTGACTTTTACTCCATTTCGGCTTCGAGACCAATGTTTGAAACTAGTTTGGGACCCCTTGGTTGGGTGATGGTGCGTACCGTGACGGGGTTGCAAACTGTGGCCACTATTTTGGATCCAGTTACTATTAATGTTTACGCCTGGCTTGAGGATGTGCGAGTTTTGGGTGTTGGCAATGATGTTGTTGTTACACCACAGGGCCCTCCCGAGTCGGGTAGTATTTCTAAGGTCTTAGCTGCTAGCAGTTTATTGGCCAATTCTGTGGGGGCGTTGTCCCCGTCTTTGGCTACCTTGGCTACTCCTGCTGGTGAGTTTTTCAGGAAGAGCTCTAAGGTTGCTGCGGCTTTGGGCTTTAGTGCCCCTATAGCCGATTCTCCACCTATGGAGATGAAAATGCTTGGCAACTCCAGACTTGCCGCTGGGGTTGGCGTGGATCTGAGCCAGAGTCTCTCACTTAACCAGAATGCCTCCGTGTCCATTGATCCCAACATTGTTGTTGGCTCTCAAGGAGATCCCATGGCTATCCAGTCCATTGTTACTCGCATGGCTTATGTTACTAGTGTGGTGTGGACTCCAGGATCAATCCCAAATACTATTCTTCTTGAGACTGCCGTCCAACCCACATTCTTTGAGACTGAGGTCGATCATCATTGTCACACGCCCTTGTCCTTTGTTACTATGAACTTCGAGTATTGGCGTGGATCGTTGGTTTATGATGTGGATGTTGTTGCCTCACAATTTCATTCAGGTCGCTTGCTTGCCTATTGGGAGCCAGGTTTGACAACTTCTATCCTCACAGCCGCTGAGGCTTTGAATTCCAGGAATTGCGCCATTATTGATTTGGCGACACAGCAGCGTATCAGGTTAACTGTCCCATGGTTTGGCCCGACTGGGTTTAGACACGTTATGAGCCCTTACGGTCTGACAGTGGACAATGAGTATGATGCCAACGGACGCCTCGTGATCTTGGTTCTAACTAAGCTTGTCTCACCTTCTGACGAGGATTCAGTCAGATTAAACATTTATATGGCAGCGGGCCAAGATTATGAAGTTACCCTCCCTTCCTTGGAGTTTGCTCAGACTAATTATTCAGTCCAATCTGTCGCCGACCCGCCAGTTGGTCCAGCTCTTGTTAGTGGTTCACGTCTCTCGAGGAAAACTGCTGACCAAGTGGTGCCACAGGGTCCTGATCCCACCACCAGTCGCTTGGCTGATGAGTGCGTTTTGAGAAGCGTGGTACTTGGTACATTGGGTACCCCTAGTGACACGACACCAATTTATACTAGTGAACCCAATCCTAGTATACGTACGCTAGTCAAGAGAACGTCGATTTTCAATCGTTGTAATCTGTTGACAGGTTATGAAGCTGATCACGAGAGCGACACGTTTGTGTGGCATGTTGAGGTACCTATGTACCCCTGGCCGCGTGGCCTTATGACCACAAATGATGACAATCTTAACAATATGAATGGTGCTTTCTATTGGACTTGGCTGTCTCTTTTTAGTCAGGCTTATCTAGCCATCCGCGGGGGTACACGCCTTAAAGTTCGCTGTCAGGATGAGAACACGCTCTTAGCTATGCAGGCAGTTAGGGGTACACTTAGCCCTAATGACAACGATATGCGTTGGACGTACGAGAGGGAAGTTTTTGTTACGGGGAATTATCCCGATGTTGGCCCTAGGGATAGTAGTGCCGGTGCTTCGTACAGCGTCGATCATCAAAGCCTGGAAGTTAATTTACCTTACAACTCAGTTTTTAAGTGGCTTCCTGCCCCCATGCCCGGCGCTGTGCCAAATAGTAGCTTGGTTCCTTGGGGGCCTAGTATCCAGTATTATGACATGGATACCAGAGTTGTCTCACGTAGGGGGATTTCTTCTGGGAGCGAGTATCCTGGATTTTGCGAGGTTTTTTCCTCAGCTTCCGAGGACATTTCGCTCTCGTGGTTCGTGTTCGC